CTATATGCTCTCTCTCAATTGAATCTTCACCAAGATTATAATGGGTTACTTTACATATAAATTTTCTTAACATAATTAATCCTTTCTGTTTAGACGAGTAGGATATGACTATGCTCATAAATTTGAATAAATTCTTGTTATGATACATTAGACCATCATATCTAACTCATCTTTCTAGGCAACGCCTAGCTGAAAGCCACTAGGCGTTAGCCAATTATCTATATTTTAAAATGGTCAATAAGTCTTTGGACTTGACCAGCAAGAATATCTAACTTCTTAGATTCTTCTTGTTCTTTTCTGTACTGAGCCAGAGGCTTGTATTTATCTGGATTAGCTTTTACATAAGCAACCCTTTCAGCCTGTGTCTTAGTCTCAGTGTATGGTTTAAACTCCATACTTGTCTGTTTATCTGACATTTTATCTCCTTTCGATAAAGGTTATTTTCGCTGGGAATAATAACCTTTAGATTGTCTTGATAGTTCTATATCCCTTAGGAATCGTATACCTGATACAATGCATATACCTAAACCTATCCATACGCTGTAATGTATCATTAATACAACCCCTAAGTTTAATAGTACAAAAGATAATAACATACTAAATAATATCATATCATTACCTTACATTTTCTTAATTTTCTGAATCAAATCAAATCCTAGATAAGCTCCAGTTAATTGACCTATGATTGTAATAGTCAACCATATAGCCAATAGACTTAATACATACGTTTCTAACATTTTATATCCTTTCTGTGCACCACAACATTGTTGTCGAAGTAGCACTTATTTGTATGTCTATTGAATTACTGACAATCAAGTTATCTAGTAATATCAACAGGATTAATCATATTCGGTAATCAACTAATCAACTGATTTCGCCAGGAGTTAGTCAATTACCAAACATATATAACAACGATTTATTGTTGCTACTAGCAACAGCAATAAATCGGCAAACAAACAAAAGACAATCGCAACAGCGATTGACAGCTACGAGCAGCCGAAGGCTGCGAGTGGGGTTTTGAAACTACCCCTGCAACATCGACAGCAATGTCGATAGTGCAAATAGGGGGGTTTTATACAGCTAACAACTTAGGAGGACACATGGCTATACCTTTTGCAGCTGGTGGAGCAGCAATGAAAATGCTAAGAATGCTCTACAAAGCTAAAAAGAAGATAGGTAAAACATCTGCACTTGCTGCTGACAAAGCAGGTAAGGCAGGGTTTACTAATACAAGCAAAGTTATTTCAGGTACTTCGCAAAAAGTACACTCAGGTACTATGAAAGCTAAGAAATTAGCTAAAAAATACCCAAAAAGTGCTGCTGCGATAACTGGAGCTATCGGTTACGACATATTTGATGACGACTAATGGCTAAAAAACACAATTTTTTGAATAAAGTCGCCCACGAAAGCGATTCAAAATCTAAAAAAACGTCTATTAGCACTAAAAAAAGCCGAATCAAATGGTCGTCAATGAACAAACACAAAAAAAGGATGCATAAAAAGTGAAAACTAATTATTTACAATTCCCAGTCATACGTGAATTATCAGCAAAGACTCTGAAGAAGTCATTTAAGAAAAGAGATAAATTTATTAAAGACTTGAAAGATCCTAAATTTAGAGCTAAAGCTAAAATTAAGGACTACAAAGGAGTTTTATAATGGCATCACCAAAACCAAAGAACCCTGCGTTGTACGCTAGGGTCAAAGCCGAAGCCAAACGTAAATTTAAAGTATATCCTTCAGCATACGCTAATGCATGGTTAGTTAAAACCTACAAAAAGCGTGGTGGAAGATACTAATGGCTTATCAGGGTGGTCTACGTAAGTGGTTCGCTGAAGATTGGCGAGACGTAAAGACTGGTAAAAAATGTGGACGTTCAGGAAAGAAAGACAAAGGTAGACCATACCCTGCTTGTAGACCGAAACGTGTAGCTGGTAGAATAAGTAAAGCAGAAGCTCGTAAAAAAACTGGACCAAAACGAGTTAAGTGGTCAGTAACTGCATCTGGAAGGAAAAGAAAATAATGGCTAAAACACCAGCATGGCAAAGAAAAGAAGGCAAATCCAAAAGTGGGGGTTTGAACAGAAAAGGCATAGCTTCATATAGACGAGCTAATCCTGGATCTAAGCTAAAAATGGCAGTTACAGAAAAAAATCCAAAAGGAAAACGTGCTGCTAGACGTAAGTCGTTTTGTGCTAGAATGAAAGGTATGAAACGTAAACTTACTTCTGCAAAAACAGCAAGAGATCCGAATAGTAGAATAAACAAAGCATTAAGAAAGTGGAATTGTTAATGAAAAAACCTATTGTTAAGAAAAAAACAGCAAAATTTATAAAAAAAGTAAGACCTTTTGTTATACCTGCAACTATTTTTACTGCTGGTGCTTATGCTTATGGTAAAACACCAATGGCAAGAAAATCTCAGAATATGAAAATAGAGATGCAAAAAATAGATAAAGAAAGACGTGCAGGTAAAAAATTTACTAGAAAAGAAATAACAGCAAGATTAGATAAAGCAAAAAAAAGTAAAAGAGAATTTACATACTTTGGATAGGAAATAATATGAGTAAAAGACTAGAAAAATTAGCTGATGATATGATTAACTTAACTCCTGAAGAATCTCAGAAGTTAGCATTAATTGTTAGGGCAAAGCTTATGCCTGAAATCGCTAAACAACAACAGCAGGGTTTATTACAACAAGCCAATAATCCTATGATGCAACAAATGGGCAAACGTAGAAATATGCAAATGCCTATGCCTAATGCTGCACAAGCTGCTCAATCAGGCTTGTTACAAAGATAGGAGAAACACTATGCCAATGGTTGGAAAGAAAAAATACCCATATACTAAAAAAGGTAAAGCTGCTGCTAAGAAAGCTGCTAAAAAAATGGGTAAAAAAGTTAAAAAAATGAGGTAATACTTATGAAAGGTAGAATGGTAGGTAAAGCAATGCTTACAGCTAAGCAAAAGACTTTACCAAAACAGTTACAAGAAAAAATCATTAAGTCTAAAATGAAAAAAAAGAAAAAGAAAAAATAATGAAGTACCCAGATATAATAGGATCAAGCGATAAAAAGTTTAAAAATTATAGCTATGGAAAAAGACCAGGTAAAAAACTGGTAAAATATTCTCCAGTTAAAGCTAAAATTAATAAACTTACAAGCTCTATTAAAAATCTTAGTGTTAAAAAAGGTGTAATGAAAGGAATTAAGTTTGCTGGTAAAGTAGCAGTTAATCCTCTTACATTAGCTTTTGGTGCTGGTGCAGGTATATATAAAATAGGAAAAACTAAAAGTTTTGATTTTCCTGAAGAAAGACAATTTAATAGAAAAGGTAGAAAAATCTAATGGAAGATAAAATCAAATCAGAAGATTTATCTCATGAGAATGAAGTAAAGCATGGTGGTAAAAGACCAGGAGCTGGTAGACCATTAGGTTCAAAGTCTAAAGCACTTTGGAAATCTATGGAACAAATGGCTGAAAAATATCAACATTCTCCTTTAGATTATTTATTATCTGTGTTAAATAATCCTGCAAGTTCACCTGATCGTAAAATGTATGCAGCAGAAAAAGCAGCACCTTACGTTCATCCAAAACTAGCTAACACAACATCTAAGATAGGAACAGATGAGCCAATCGAAATCAAAGTCCAATGGCAAAAAGAAAGTTAGGATTATAGAAGTACCCTATAAGCCAAGACAATATCAACAAGAGGTACATAATAATTTAAAAAGATTTAGTGTTCTGGTTTGCCATAGACGATTTGGTAAATCAGTTTTATCTATAAACGAATTAATTAAAACAGCAGCAGGTAAACCTAGAGCTTTATGTGCATTTATAGCTCCAACTTATAGACAAGGTAAATCTATTGCTTGGGAATATTTAAAATTTTACACACAACCACTTATGAAGTGGGGTGGAAGTAGAAACGAGTCTGAACTTAGAATCGATTTATTTAATGGTTCTAGAATACAAATTTTTGGTGCAGATAATCCTGATTCAATAAGAGGTATGGGATTTGATGGAGTAGTCTTAGATGAATACGCTATCATGTCTCCTAGAGTATGGACAGAAATTATTAGACCAGCTATTGCTGATAAATTAGGATGGGTTTTATTTATCGGTACACCAATGGGGCATAATCAATTTTGGGAAGTATATGATTTTGCACAGCGTGGTCATAAAGATTGGTATGGAAAACTATATAGATCTTCTGACACTAAAGTAATTCCAGAGGAGGAACTGGAACAGGCACGTTCAATTATGACACCTGAGCAGTATGAACAAGAATTTGAATGTTCTTTTACAGCTGCTGTGTCAGGAAGTTATTATGGTCGACTAATAACGAAAGCTGATAAAGATGGGAGAATCGGCTACGTGCCTGTAGATGATAATGCAGGTATAGAAACATGGTGGGATCTGGGAATCGGAGATTCTACTGCAATATGGTTTGCACAAAGAATTGGAGAAGAAGTACACCTGATTGATTATTATGAAAACTCAGGTGAATCTTTAGCACATTATGTAGATGTACTAACTGAAAAAGATTATGCTTATTCTTGTCATATAGCTCCTCATGATATACAAGCAAGAGAACTTGGTACTGGAAAGTCTAGATTAGAAGTAGCAGCAGAATTAGGATTAGATTTTCAAGTAGCACCTAAACTTGAAGTAGATCATGGTATTGAATCAGTACGTAATGCACTGAAACAATGTTGGTTTGATAGAGAAAAATGTAAACAAGGACTAGATGCATTACGACAATATAGAAAACAATGGGATGAAAAGAACCAGGTGTTTAAAAACAAACCTCTACATGATTGGTGTTCACACGCAGCTGATGCATTTAGATATGGATGTGTTAGTGAACCATTAGATACAACTGAATGGGATAAACCAATTAATGTAGATACAAAATATGTAGTATGAAGAAATCAGAACAAGAAATATTATCGATAGTAAGTAGAGAAATTCACAATGCATCAGGTTATATTGGTGGTGAGCTAGTTGCTAGACGAAAGAAATCATTAGAATATTATTTAGGTATGCCTCTTGGCAATGAACAAGAAGGTAGATCACAAGTAATCTCTAATGATGTAATGGACACAGTTGAAAGCTTAATGCCTTCATTAATGAAAATCTTTACAGCAGGAGATAATGTTTTCTCATGTGAAGGTGTTGGACCAGAAGATGAGGAAATGGCTAGACAATGTTCAGATTATTTAAACCATATATTCTATAAACAGAATAATGGATTTACAGCATTATATACAGCATTCAAAGATGCATTGATTCAAAAAAATGGTATATTAAAAATATATTGGGATAATTCAGAAAAAACAGAAAGAGAACAATATACAAGATTAACAGATGATGAGTTTAATGATCTTGTTGCAGATTCAGAAGTAGAAGTAAAAGAACATACAGAATATGATGAACCTATCACAGATGATAGAGGTGAAGAATTAGATAAAATAAAATTACATGATGTTGTAATACATAGAACTAGAAAGTATGGACAAGTAAGAATAGATCCAATACCACCTGAAGAATTTTTAATTGAAAGAAGATGTAAGTCTATTGATACAGCAAATTTTGTTTGTCATAGAACAAATAAAACTAAAACTGAATTAGTAGAAATGGGATATGATAAAGATCTAGTAGATTCTTTACCAACAGGTGATCCTGATTATTTTACAGAAGATAAATTTATTAGACATCAAAACATAGACTTTTCACATGGAGAAGCTGATGGTGATAAATCTACACAAGATGTATTACTTCATGAATGTTATGTAAGAATGGATCTTAATGATGATGGTAAATCAGAACTTGTAAAGATT